CACTCTTTGCCCTTGACCGTGAATTCGCATTTGAGTTCTCCTGGGGAGTTCGTGAATTCAAAGTTCCGGACGTACTCGGTCGCCTTGTTAACCATGAGCGCCTCCGTGATGGTTCGCTCTATGGAAGACTTGACGGCCTCAATGTCTGAATGCGCCAGCGCCTCTTTCATTTCTGTTCCGATGTCGCTGTTGTAGGAAAGGTGCGCCATTCGTTCCGTCATGGCGACTTTTACGCACCATTGCGCGTATGCCTCTCGTCCTTCTGCGACGGTCATCTTTCCTGCTCCGTCGCGTCTGAAGTCGCCGATACTGTAATCAAAATAAACGCTGCCTTTGTATTTCTGTTCTTCTGCTGCGGTTGTCGTTACGAGTTCCGGGACATCGAATACGGGGTATAACTGGTTTATGTTTTCCATTTCCGTGTCCTCCTTAAATCGACGCGGCTGGCAGAATAATATCAACCACGACCGCCTCGTTCTGTACCCATGCCACGAGCACTCGGTCGCCAGGCTTCAGCTTCCTCATTTTCTCCGGTATGAGCACGTTGTGGCTGTGACCTCCCTCATCTATGTGGCTGTGGGAGCCAGAGCCGCTCTCCTGTGCGTGTTCTCCGCTGGGTCCGTGTGAATGTATCCCTCCGGTCGGTGTCGTCGTTAAAACGGCACCTGTGGCGCCCAGCGTGAGCTGTCTGCAAACGGTATAGTCCGTTTTTGGTATTGGTATTGGGTATGTGTTTGTGAGCAGGCTCATGTCGCTCTGGATTGCTCCGAAGTCAAGCAGGAGGGGGGATTCTCCGCACGCCTTCATTCGCTCCTGGAGGACTTTTCCGAGCTTGCTCATTCCTGGGTTGCCGCTTCCGCTCATGGCGTGTCCTCCTTATACTTTTCTTAGGTGGGCGACGTTCGTCCATGTATTGATTCCGGCTATGGAGCTGCCGCCGCTCTTTTTCTGCTTCTTCCCGAGCAGCATGCATTTCACTCCGCCCTTTACGACCTCTTTCCCTCCGTAGGTCGTCTGGGTTATGGTGTGGTAGTAGTCTTGCTTTACCCATCCCGGAATTTTTACGCTGCCTGGGTAGTAGTCGCCTGCTGCGCTGATTATCTCGACGAGGTCTCCGGTCTTGAATGCCGTCGCCGGTGCTGCGCTTTGCTGCGTGCTTGCTGCCGGTTTCGCTTCTTCCATGGGCTTTATGTCCATGGACATGGTCTTGGCCGCTGCGTCGTGCCATATCGCCTTTACGATGTAGTATCCGTTCAGGGTTCCGGCCTTAATGTGGACGCGGTCTCCCTTGCGGATCATGGGGACGTCTGGCGCGTTTACGGTGCGGACCTGGTCCGGCTTTCCTGCCTCGTCGATTATTTCCTGTGCTGCAGCCTTGGCTGTCGCCAGGGTGTCGTCTTCGTCTCGGACGTAGATCTGTTGCCGTATGCCGTATTTAGTCAATCCATCGACCACGGCTTCTACGGCCTGCTTTCCGTCCGAGTCCTCTTTGCCGACGACCTTTACCCGGGTCACGAGGGTGGTTATGCTCATCATGTCCCTTGCGATCTCCACGTTCTTGTCTTCGTCAAAGTGATATATCGTTGTGTTGTTTCCTTCGGGCAGGACACTCACCTTGCCCTTCGAGCTCCGGACGAAGCATTTCGCTCCGCCTTTTTTCTTTGCGTCATCGAGCAGCTGGATTATTATGTCGCTTAAATATTCCGTCTTGAACAGCGTCTTTGCGTGGGCGACGTCCGGTCCTTTGTATTCTCCGATCGGGATTCCCCAGTCGTTGAATATCCCGGTGATTGCGGATTTGGTGCCGGTGCCTGCGCTGTAGTAGCGATTGTCCTGACTGCCCTGCAGGTTGATTAAATCGTCGTATGCTGTGATGTAGACAATGTTGCCGCCTGCGCTGAATAAAGGGTCCCATTCAGATATCTTGCCGCGTGCGACTTCTTCCTTCCCGGTTCCCCAGTCTGCGATTACTGCGACTACGCAGCCCGGCTTTGCTATGCTTGATAAAAGCTGACCTTCGTATTTGATGTTGGCCATGGAGAAGGAAATGCGAAGCGCCAGCTCCACTTCGCCCTCCTCCCAGCCCAGGTCTTCGGTCGCTCCTGTGATGTCTATCTCTTTCCCTTCTTCGGTGACGAGGATCAGCTGGTACTTCACTTTTGAAATGTCTATCATTGTTCCTCGCCTCCTAACTTGGAATTGTGAGTGCTTGTCCCGGACGGATCAGTGCCGGGTTGCTGCCTATGGTTACCTTGTTTGCGTTGTAAATCTCCATGTAGCGATTTCCATTGCCCAGGTATTTCTTCGCGATCGCCCATAGGTTGTCTCCCTTTACCACCGTGTAGGTTGTTGCCTTCGGTGGCTCTGGCCGGGTTGTGTTGCTTACGTTGCTGTTGGTGGGGGAGGCTGGCTGCATTCCGAGCTCGCTGACGGTATAAACCATCATGTCCTTTGCCTCGATAAACGAAATGCTGTATTTGTAGTCTCCCGCTCCTCCTGTGGCCTCCGCCGTGAAAGCGTCCAGGTATACGTCGTGGTTTATCACGGTTTCTGTAACCATCAGCTTTAGGCGGGTTCCGTTCTTCCTCCAGCTCTCTAAAGTGTTTATGATCTCGTTGGGCGCTTTCCAGTGCTGTCGTTTTACGTAGCTCGCGTTCTTCCGTTTTGCGCCGGGGAGGATCGTGTTGCTCCAGCTTATGTCTGTGAGCTTTTGTCCTTTGGGGAGCTTGATTTCCCCGGCGTTTATTATGTCGTAGCTCTGAAACTTCCCGGAAGTCTTGAGCTTTACGGTGTCCGGGAGCATCGACAGCGCCACTCGCGTCCCGCTTTTAATATCGGTGATGTAAATGTCCATCGCGCTCCTCCTTATGCTTTAACTGGCATGTTTACAAAAATGCGGGCGAGTCTCTCCGCCAGCTCGTCGCCGATGTCGTCGGCCATGCTGCGGATATGCGCTTTCAGAACGGTGAGGATTTGCTCGTCGTCTCCGGCGCTGCCTGTGCCTATTGTAAACTCCGGGTTTGCGGCGACGTCTATCTTGATTGTTACGCCTCCGCTGTTGTTGCCGGTGGCTACCGGCATGTCTTCGTCGTCCAGTTTTATCTTTCCGACTACGCCTCCGTCTGCGTATGGCCTTACTCCCAGCAGTTCTCCTGTCTCCCTCCATAGGTCTATGCCGCGCGTTCTTTTGCTTGGTGATAGAGGGATTATGCTTTCGGCTCCTGCTTCGGCCACGATTCCCATGTGCGGCTTTGTCATGATTCCGCCGTGGGCGTGTTCGAGGATGCTGCCTTTTCCTTGGCTGGTGGTCAGTCCGGTTTCTTTCGATCCCTTCTGTCCTAAGCCTCCAAGCCAGTCTTTGAAGCTCGTCCACTCGTCGCCGATCCATTCGCCGATGCCGCCGAGCTTTTCTCCTACCCAGTTCCAGGCTTCGGTTGCACCGCTTTTAATCGGTCCCCATACGTTGTCTTCAAACCAGCCGGATACTCCGTCCCATGCGTTGCTTACGGCTGTCCAGGCTGCGTCAAATTGCGTCCCCAGCCATTCTCCGGCTATTTCCGCTGCGCCTTTTACCGGTTCCCATACCGTTTCGGAGAACCAGTCAGAAACGGTTCCCCAGGTTTCGTTTACCCAGGTCTTGGCGTCGCTCCATTTTTCACTTACCCATTCGCCCGCGGCCTGTGCTCCGGTCTTCACCGGTGCCCATATGCTTTCCTCGAACCATCCGGAGAAATCCGACCAGCGGTCTCCTACCCATGTCCGGGCGTCGTTCCATCTGTCGCTTACCCATTGGCCTGCCACTTGTGCTGCGTTGCTTACCGGGGTCCAGACCGTTTCGCCAAACCAGCCGGAAAAATCCGACCACTTGTCGCCGATCCAGTCTCTTACCTCGCTCCACGCTCCGGCTGCGATGTTGATTGCTGAAATTCCGACGTCCTTTACCGGCGTCCATACCGAGGTGTCGAACCAGTCGCTGAAGCCGCTCCATTTGTCGCTTATCCAGTCTCCGGTCTCTCCCCATTTGTCAGCTACCCATGTTCCGGCGTTCGAGGCTCCTGTTTTGATGGATTCCCAGAGCTTCGTCAGGCCGCCGTCTTTGTCCGTAGCGTCTGATAGCGCTTTGCCTGCCTTGTCTCCTCCAAATAGCGCGCCTATGCCTCCGACGCCTGCTCCTACGAGCGCGCCGATGGCTGTTCCTACGCCGGGTACCACGATGGTGACGCCTCCGCCGCTGCTTCCTGCAGCTACTGGTATGTCGCTGTCGTCGGCCTTGATGCCGCCAACAATACCGCCGTTTGCATATGGCCGCACGCCCAGAAGCTCGCCTGTCTCTCTCCACAGGTCAATGCCTCGGGTCCTCTTGCTTGGTGACAGCGGGATGATGCTTTCTGCGCCTGCTTCGGCTACAAGTCCCATATGCGGTTGGGTGAAAATGCCGCCCGTCGCATGTTTGGTCGCTCCGTATCCGGCTCCGCTTTTCGCGTCGCTGTAACCGGCGCTGAAGAAGCTCGTAATGCTGCCCCAGATATCCTTGAAGAAGTTCGGGATGGTATCTGTGAAAAAGCTCTTGATTCCTCCCCATATGCCTGATGCTATCGTCGGCAGCGTGTCTGTGAAAAATCCCTTGATTGCATTCCAGACGTCCGTGAAAAACTGCGGTATGGACTCGGTGAAAAAAGGCTTGATGTTGTTATTCCATACGTTCGTTGCCCACGTCGGTAGGGTAGAAGTGAAGAAGGTTGAAATGCCGGTCCAGAGCCCTCCGAAAAACGCCGGGATGTCTTGCGTAAAGAACGGGACTATGTTGTTGTTCCACGTGTTCGATGCCCATGTCGGGAGCGTCGATGTGAAAAATGTCTTGATCCCGTTCCAAATCCCGGAGAAGAATGCCGGGATGTCCTGCGTGAAGAATGGAACGATGTTATTGTTCCAGACTCCTGATGCCCATGTTGGTAGGGTAGAAGTGAAGAAGGTCTTTATTCCTCCCCACAGGTTTCCGAAAAATGCCGGTATATCCTGCGTGAAGAATATCTCCGCTTTACCGACCGCGTAACCTATGGCGTATGGGATCGTCTCTGTGAAGAAGTTTCCGACTCCTTCCCAGAATTCGCTCCATTTGGCCGGTATCG